GAATTAAATGTTCCTAAGAAGGAATACAATAAAGCAGTAGAATTTTTAATGAAAAACAAACTAAATCCAAGAGGTTAATATGAAAAAAAGACGCAACTTTAGGAAAAGACCTAAAGACACTGCACAAGGGTTATCAGTAACGGTTTTTAACAACAATGTAGAAGAAGCAATAAGAAGGTTAAAAAGAAAAGTAAAAAATTCAAATCTAATGCAAGATTTAAGAGATAGAGAACATTTCGTTAAACCATCTATTATCAAAAGAGAAAAACGAAATCTTGCCAAATTAAGAAACCAATACAAAGTTCAAAAAGAAAAAGAGAATTATTAATACTCACGAACAAATAATAAATAAATTATTTGAATACTTGGATTTCTTACAAACACCAAATCCCACATTCAATAATATGCCCATATGTCCTTTTATTGCTGGTGACTTACAAACTGGTAATATTAAATTTATGGTGTATACTTCTGATATGGATAAATCTTTGATTGAAGTAATTAAAGAATGGAAAGAATCTGATTTCAAAACTGGTTTGATTCTACATGTTGGTGATGATATGAAGAATGTAAAAAGGAAGTCCTATCAGAAATTTATTAATGAACAAATAAAAGAAAATGGTATGAAAGATATTAAGTTGTTAATGTTTTCACCATATGAAGATTTCAATATAGCTGGTGTGGATACGAGAAAAAAAGCACCTTGTGTATTGTATAATTTAGCGAAAAAGAAAGACCTACATGAAGCCAACGATAAATTGAAAAAAACTAAATGGTACGATAATTTACTTACAGAAGATTTTAAAAAATTAGCTATAAAAAAACATAAAAAAATATTGTAGTTTTTTATTAATTTTTAATATTTATCTATGAAACCTACAATACACCACCAACCTATGTGGTGTCTAAATATAACTTAACACATATTAAGTTTCCAAATAAACTTATTCCAAAAAATACATTGAGGAGAAAATATCATGGGAGATATTTTAAAAGAAGCCATTGCAGATGCTAAAGCGGTTAGAGAAACTGCATTAGAAAATGCAAAGATGGCATTAGAAGAAGCATTCACACCTCAAATCAAATCTATGTTGTCAGCTAAATTGAAAGAGGAAGAAGACGATGTAGAAGATGAAGGTATGCACGATGAAGGCGAACACGATGATGAAGCTGAAGAAGGTGAACACGCTGAAGAGGGTGAACACGATGATGAAGCTGAAGAAGGTGATGAGCGTGAAGAAGGTGTTTACGAAGATGATGAGGATGATGTTGAAGAAAGAGAAGAAGGAATGCATGACGATGAAGCTGAAGAAGGAATGCATGACGAAGATGACGACATGGATGAAGGAAACCTTGATTTAGAAGCTATCATTAAAGAACTTGAGGATGAATTATCTGAAGGTGAAGATGATGATGCTGAAGAAGGTGAACACATGGATGAATCTGAAGAAATCGAAGAAGAGTATGAAATCGATGAAGCTGCTCTTGAAGAAGATGAAGATACTGTTGATGAAGAATTAGATAAATCATCTGGTATCGGCAAAGGTGATAACAAAACAGATAATACAGACGTATCATCAGGTATCGGTAAAGGTAAAACTGGTATGAAAGAATCTTCTGACATTGAAGCTGAATTGAAAGAATACAAAGAAGCAGTTGTTTTCTTAAAAGATAAACTTCACGAAGTTAACATCTTGAATGCTAAATTATTGTTTACAAATAAATTGTTCAAACAATATAGTTTAGATAATAACCAAAAACTTAAAGTGGTTGAAACATTTGATAGAGCACAAACTACAAGAGAGATTAAACTTGTTTATTCTACACTTGCAGAACAGTTCAATTATGATGGCTCAACTGTAACAAAAAAATCAATAAGTGAATCAGCTAGTTCTGCTGTCGGTTCAACTAAACCATCTGATGAATCTCGTAAAGTGATTTCTGAAGAAAATCAAGTTGCTGACAGGTTTAGAAAACTTGCTGGATTACTTTAATATTAGGAGATAATAGAAATGTCAAACTATATAAACGATGCATTATTAGATGCGTCTCCTTATAAGAAACAACAAGATGAAGCTAAGTCCTTAGTTAATAAATGGGACAAAACAGGTCTTCTTGATGGTTTGAATGAGGAATTTCAAAGAAGTGGAATGGCTACAATGCTTGAAAACCAAGCAAAACAGCTAATTTCAGAAAACTCTTCAACTGGTGGTGGTGCTGGAACAGGTACTGCAACAGCTGCTGGTTCTGAAGAATGGTCTGGTGTTGCTCTACCATTAGTTCGTAGAATTTTTGGTGAGTTAGCAGCTCAAGACTTTGTATCAGTTCAGCCAATGAACTTACCATCTGGTCTTGTATTTTACTTAGACTTTAAATATGGTAAATCTGTTGAAGGATATGGTGCAAACTCAGTTGGTAAAACAGGCACTCCAATCGCTGATGGTAGTAATGTTACTTCATTAGGTGGTAAAACTGGTCCTAACACTCCATCTGGTTCATCTGCTCCTTACGGTGTTGGTGGTCTTTATGGTGAAGGTAGATATGATTATTCAATGAATCAATCAAGTGCTCCATTTACTGTCGATGCAACTGGTGGTATAGAATCTGGTGCTTGTATAACCAGTTCAGTTACTTACAAAGACATTAACTTTAACCAAGAGTTTAGTGCTTCATTAGCAGCTGATGAGTTAGTGAAAATTACTGTGTTTGGTGCTGACTTAACAAATGTTGATGAAAAAGCAGTTAGGTCGTTTAACATCACTGGTTCAAGTGCTGCAATATCACAATCATTACCACAATTTACAAAAGTAAATGGTGATGGTAATATTGAGTTCATTGTTTCAGGTGCAGCTGCATTAAATGGTAGTGGTGCTACTGATGGTAGACTAACTGGTGATACTGTTGCTGTTACTTTCTCAGAACAACCAACTGAAGCTAATAGAGGTGACTTTGAAGATACAGCAGGTGATGCTACAAGTGATACACTTGCAATACCTGAAGTTGACTTACAATTAAAGTCTCAAGCTATTGTTGCTAAAACAAGAAAACTAAAAGCTGTATGGTCTCCTGAGTTAGCTCAAGACTTAAATGCTTATCATTCTGTTGACGCTGAAGCTGAATTAACATCTATGTTAAGTGAGTATATTTCAATGGAAATTGATTTAGAAATCTTAGATATGTTAGTATCAGATGCAGTAACAGAAGAGTTTTGGTCTGCTACTCCTGGTGAAGATTATGATGGTTCAGGTACTGATGAAAGTGCTTGGGGTATTACAACATTCTATGGAACAAGATATGAATGGTATCAAACTCTATTGGGTAAAATCCAAAAGGTTTCTAACGAAATCCAAAGATTAACTCTTAGAGGTGGTGCTAACTTCGTAGTTGTTTCTCCGACTGTTGCAACAATCTTAGAATCAATTCCAGGATACATGACTAACACAGATGGAAATAAAACTCAGTTCGCAGCTGGAATACAAGTTGCAGGACAATTACAAAACAGATTTACTGTTTATAAGAATCCTTACATGACTGAGAACAAAATACTTGTTGGTTTCAGAGGAAGTAATTTCTTAGAAACTGGTGCTGTATATTCTCCATATGTACCATTAATCATGACTCCATTAGTATACGACCCAAGTGACTTCACACCAAGAAAAGGTGTAATGACACGATATGCTAAGAAAATGATTAGACCAGAGTTTTATGGTACAATCTCTTGTAAAGACTTAAACTTAGTGTAAGTTAATTTTTTACAAACTTAGATAAGAAAAAACCCCTATTAATTTAGGGGTTTTTCTTTTTATTCAATATTTATATATGAATTATATTTTATAATTTACTAGTGGAAGTAGTCACTAAACACCATTAGTATAAAAAAATTAACAATCCTGAGAGTAGTGACTCAACATTAGGAGAATAAAAAATGGCAAACAGAATAGGAAAATATAAAGTAACGAAAAGAGAAAGTGCTGTATCTTTGGTAGATGGTGGAGCAGCCACTGGTAAAGTAAAGTTAAATGGAAATACAGGTTTAGTAGCCGGTTCTGGTTTTTCAGACGCAGCTTTATTTAAAAGTTGGGCTCAAGACTTAGGTGGAATAACTAAAACTACTGTATTGATTGACTTAACAGGTATTCGTTCAACTGCAGCTGATGATATTATTGGTAACGATGGTGCGGCTAGTGCTAACATTGGACAATATACAACAGATGTAATGGGTACTTTGTTTGCAGTTGAAATGTCTTGTATTGAAACACCTGCGGGTGGTGACCCAGACATCAATTTAGCATTTGCAGATGAAGCAACTCTTGCAGAAGATTCAGCATTATCAGCTGGTACTAACAATGGTACTTTATTAAATAATGGTGATTTGGCAGCAGAAAAAGAATATTGGGCAATTACTGGTTTCCCATCGGCTAATCAATATTTTTATTTAGTTGCTGGTGCAGCTACAGATGGTGATTATTCAGCGGGTGTAATTAAAATAGAGTTCTATGGAACAACTGTATAATAACTAAACCTTAAAAACAATAACTCAAAAGGGTGGGATTTATTTCTCACCCTTTTTTGTTTTCTTTGATATTTATATATGAAGAATTATACCCATTTGGAGAATATTAATGTCAAAATTTGAATTTTTATATGTAGAACCATCATCAGCTTTAGAGGTTACTGGTTCAACACCACACGGAATATACGACGCAGATTCAGAATTTCAAACCGATAGTTTAACAGTTTGTAAATATGTAGCTAGTAAACTTGGACATCCAGTTATGCAGTTGGAATTTAATAGTGGTTCAATGTATGCTTGTTTTGAAGAGGCAGTATCGGAATATTCACAACAAATTAATCATTATAATACAAGAAATTGGATGTGGGAACATTATGGAAATACTACTACTGGTTCTAATTTTAGTTCAACGGGTTCACATCAAGCTGAAACTCCAAATGGTGGAATGTCTTTATTCACTTTATCAGAACAATACGGACAAGCTGTAAATGTTGGTGGTAATGCTACTATGTTTACAGGTTCAATTGTATTGACAGGTTCTCAACAAGTTTATGATTTACCAACTGAGGCTAGTTTAGAATCAAGTATTGGAAGTGGAAATAGATTAGAAATACAACGAGTGTTTAATCAAGGTCCTGCTGCTATATCTAAATTCTACGACCCATTCGCTGGAACTTATGATAACATTGAATTATTGGATTCATTTGGATTCGGTAATGTATCACCAGCAGTATCTTATATATTAAGACCAATATCATATGATTTAGCTAGAGCAAATGCAATTGAAACAAATGATTTAGTTAGAAAAGCAGCGTATTCATTTGAATTAATAAATAATAAATTAAGAATTTTTCCAAGACCAGAATCAGATGACGCTGGTGAAAAAATATACTTTCATTATTACAAAAGAAATGATAGAATTGATGTAACACAAGATTACACAGTAGCTAAAGTATCCGACCCATCAAACATTCCATATAAATTTATTACCTATTCGGAAATAAATTCAATGGGTAGAAATTGGATTCGTAAATACACATTAGCATTAGCAAAAGAATTATTAGGAATTATCAGAAGTAAATACGCTTCATTACCATTACCAAATGGTGAAGTATCTATGGATGGTGAAGCATTGAAATCAGAGGGTAGAGAAGAAAAGGCAAATTTATTAGAGGAATTGAGCACATTCTTAGAAAATGTTAGTAAGAAAGAACAAGCGTTGACAGAACAAGAAGTAGCAAATGCTCAACAAGAGGTATTGAATAAAGCACCATTGAAAATATACATAGGATAATTAAATGAGTCAAACAAAACCATTTTTTATACCACAAAAAGAATTTGATTTAATCAATCAAATGAATGAAGAATTGATTGACGAAATTGTCGGACAATCTGTTGATATTTATAAAGTAAATGTTGATAGAACGGAAGACAATTTGTATGGTGAATCAACTGCTAAATATTATGATATTGGATTCAGAGTCAATTGTTTGATAAATTACAATGAACCAGAAATCATACAAGATGAGTTTGGTGCTGATTTAAATTCTTCAATTGAAATGTTTTTCCAAAGAGAAAATCTATCAAGTGGTTCATTGAATTTCTATCCTGAAATTGGTGACATTGTGGATTGGAATGATTATTATTGGGAAATCAATGGAACAACAGAACCACAATTATTCGGAGGACATCCAAACTTTAAACACAACATTGTAGCGACAGCACATCGTTCAAGGTTATCATCATTACAAATAGAAGAAAGGCCAAGATAATGCCAAACAAAGCAGCTAAATTAAGAAAACAAGAAAGAAGAAAGAAAAATAAAATATTGGAAAGAACTGGTAGAACACCAGCTCAAATTAAAAGATTTAAAAGAAGAGGTAATAATTAATGAGTTTAGATATTTTAAAAGAAAGATTTAGTGGAAAACCAATAACTTCTCAATACGAAGACAAGATTGAAAGTAAACAAAAAATTATTGATAAGTTAGAATTAGAGGCACAAAGTCTATCAAATCAGGTTTTGAATTTAGAAAAAGAAAAAAACTTTCTTGTTCAAGAATTAAATACTGCAAAGAAATTTGAAGATGGAGCTTTTTCAATTAAAGAAAAAGATTACATTAATGAATTACAATTAAAAGAAAATACTATAAAAGAAATCAATTCACAATTCAATCCATTACACGAAAAAATAAATAAATTACAAGATAGAATTTCTTATAAAGATGGAGTGATTGAAAAGGCTAAAAAACTTAATAAACAATTGAATGAAAAACTTAATAAGTTAAATTACAAATTAAATCACGAAACTAAAAATAGTAAAAAAGTTGTTAATGAAGTTAAGACAGAAAGAAAAAGAGTATATCAAGAGTATGTGAATAATTTAGATACATATGAAAAAGCGTTGGTATCTAAAAATGACAAGATTGACAATTATAAAACTAAATTGAAAGAGTCTTTAAATAAATTAAAAGAGGCTAAAGATTTAATTGGTGTTTTAAGAAAAGATGTTAAAGTTAATGAAAATGTAAGAGAAGAGTTAAGAAATAAAAAAGATGAAATAAAAAATTTAAATCATCAAGTTCGTTCACTTTCAAGTGAGGTTAAACATCTTTCAAGTCTTTCATACGAAAATTCTATATTAGAAAGAAAGTTACAAAATGCAGAAAGTTTTCAAAACATAGTTGTTGATAATAAGGGTGAATTTGAAAAATATATGAAAGATGTAAATACTTTAAGCACCTTTAAATTAGTTGGAACATTAACAGAGATAGCTAGAGAAAAACAAGGTGATAAAAAACTAACTTGGAATCAATGGTTAGAAATACCAGAGAGTAATTACTTGTTTCAATTAGATGAAACAATGGCTAAACAAATATTTAATGAAAACAGAAAATTAAAATTACTAGATATAAACAATAATAAGTTAGCGATTTTCAATGAAAGTCAAGAAATAGCTGATGAGTCAAGAATTTCTAATAAAGCTAATTTAAATGAATATAGACATTTTAGTACTGGTAGAGGAGATGCACCTGATTTAAGATTAGAACCATTAAAAATTGAAAATTTACAAGGTTATTATTCAACACTTAACGCTGGATTTTCCTCTACTCATTCTGATGGTGATGAAGTTGCAACTTGGAATGATTTAAGTGGAAATAAAAATAATTTAATACAATCCGCTAGTACAAATCTACCTGAATACAATTCTTCAGAAAATAGTCTTTTATTTAAAAGAAGAGATGAGGCAGCTACGAATGACAATTATATATTCACTAATGATATTAACGCTAGTGAATTTACAACTTTCTTTGTGGTGAATATGACAGCTGATAACGGTGTTCATTTTCATCATCTTTTAATAGATTCAGAAGATAACGACCAAATCACAGTTCAATTTGCAGCTGACAATAGAGCCATTTTAAAAGTAGTGGCTAATGATGGAACGAATAATGTAACTTCTCAAATCACTAAAGACGCTGGTGTTATTAATGAAGGTGCTAAACTTTTATTAACTTGTAGAAAAAAACCATTCAATAGTGATGATGGGTATGGACAAGTTGAATGGTATTTAAACACAACATCAATGGGAACAAATAATAATTATGATGAAAACATAGTTCATAAAATCCAAAGATTAGGTGATGACAACACATTTACAGGATTTAAAGGACATATGTATGAATTAGCTATTTATGATAGAGCTTTAACTAATGGTGAAGTTTTAAAATTACAAAATTACTTTATTGATACAACAGATATAAGTGTTTAAGGATAACCAATGGCTGTTCAACAAATCACACATAAGAAAATTACAAAGTTTGATACTTCAAATCCAAACTACAAAGAAACACCTAAACCAAAGATTGAAGTGAGTGGTAATGTTCAAGATGATGAAGATGTCTATGGTGAAAGAAAACATACCTATATACCTGAACCAAATGGTAATTTACAAATGGAACAGATGATGGGTAAGTTGATGAATAAGTTGGATAACTTTGATTCCAATAGTCAAACAGGTGTGAAAGCCATTGAGGTAGATATTAAGAAAGAAATTGCAATTGGTAAAGCTGATATGAGTAGTATTAAATCAGAAGAGGTAAAAGGTAAAGTGAATAATAAATTGGATAAATTAAAAAAACTGAGAAGACGAAATGGCAGTAAATAAAATTACAAACAAAGGTGTGGTGAATAGAGAATTAGTCAATAGAGCTAATGAGGTATCTACCAAAGGAACTACAATTCGTGGTAATAGGGAAACAACCATCATACCAGGTAATAACTTTGCTGATAATTATTCCATTACTTTAAAAGATGTTGATACTGCAGTTTTGAATCACGTTAAGAATGTGATGAAACCAAGAGTTAGAGAAGCTAATGAAACTTTAAAAATACCTGTTTATTATGGAAACGAAGAAAGATGGAAAGCGGTTAGAAAAAGAGGAGTATTAAGAGACAAAAATAATTCATTAATCTTACCATTAATTATGTTAAGAAGAACAGAGGTTTCAAGAAATGATTTATCAGGCCAATCTTTTCCACATGATGTTGGAAGAAATTATATTGATGTGGTTAGAACAAATAAATGGAGTAAAGACAATCAATATGATAGATTTTCAGTTCAAGAAGGAGTTCAACCAGTTTATGATGTAATCACTACTGGAATGCCAAACTACGCAGACATAACTTATGAATTTGTTCTATGGACAAATTTCATTGAACAAATGAATCCATTAGTAGAATCTTTCGTAGACCAATCACATACATATTGGGGTGATGGAACGAATAACAAATTCTTATGTACAATTGATAGTGTATCAGACGCATCAGAAATGAATCAAGATGGTGAAAGATTTATCAAATCAACATTTAGTGTTACCTCAAAAGCTTATTTATTACCAGAATATTTAAATTCAGTAATTACAAACAAAATATCAAATATGAAAAAATTCACAACACCATCACGAGTTACCTTTACACAAGAGGGTGACGCTACAGATAAACAAGTGGGAAAATAAATCACTCGTTTTGAAAATTTATATATATTTATATATGAAACATTAATTAATGGAGGTTATAATGCCAGAAGAAGTAAAGTTCACAGAAGAAGAAATGAGTCAAGTTCAAGGTATACAACAAAACTATGCCAATGTTCAAAATCAATTCGGACAATTAAAAATGGCTCAAATCAGATTAGATGAACAAGAAATTGACTTAGAAAACTCTTTAAAATCAATTCAAGAAGAAGAAAAGAAATTTCTTGAAGCAATCACTGAAAAATATGGTGAGGGTTCATTAAACTCTGAAACAGGTGTGTTTACACCAGTTGAAAATAAATCTTAATAATCAAAAAAAAATTATCGTTTGGGGATTAAGTCGTATATTTATATATGAATAATACTAATGCGCAAAAGATAGTATTTACCTCAAAAAATTAAAAAAGTTAACTTAGGAGAAATTCAATGGCCGAAAAAATTATAAGTCCCGGTGTATTTACGAATGAAATAGACCAGACGTTTTTACCGGCTGCTGTGGCTGATATTGGAGCTGCACTCATTGGACCAACACTTAAAGGTCCTGCAGGAATCCCAACCGTTGTAACATCATTTTCTGATTTCCAAGCGAAATTTGGAGATACGTTTAGAACGGGTTCGGATTCAGTCCAATTCTTAACCTCACATGCAGCTGAAGAATATTTAAAAAATTCAGACACACTAACTGTTGTTAGAATAATGGCAGATGGTTCACAAGGTTTTGGACCAGCTACCGCTGATGTTGTTACTACAAATTCAAGCGTAACATCTGGTGTCAATAAAGCTACTGGTTCTGTATCTGCAACTACATTTAAAACAGGTATTGGAGAAGTTTATAAAATAACACAAGGAAGTAGTGAATTTAAATTCATAGCTTCTGGTGATGGTGGTGGAGATTCATCTGATGATTCAATCAGATTCTTTGTCAATGGTGCTACGAGAGGAGCACATATAACCAATCTTGTAACTGAGATTAACGCTGTTTCAGGATTAAATGTGACAGCAGTTTCACAATCAAATGGGCAATTAGCACTTACGGCTTCATTAGCAGGAACAGCTGCAAATAATACTACATTCCTAACAGCTTCTGCTGGTGCTCCAAGTTCATTTACAACTGCTCCGGCAGGTTCTGGAGTTGGTGGTGGTGTAGCAGGTAAAGGTGGTTCATTTAACATTACTGGTGGTACTGTTTCTGCTGGAACTACTACAACTTGTTTCACATTAGAAACATTAGCTGATGGTACAATAATGAATAATGGTAATGCAACTGCTAGAGTAAATAATGTTTTAGTTAGTGGTTCAAAACATAATGTTAGATATGAAGTTGTTTCTAAAAATGATAAAAAAGGTACTTTTAATTTAACAATTAGGGCTGGTAATGATAATGTTAAAAGAAAACAAATACTTGAATCATTTAATAATATAACATTAGACCCTAATTCACCTAACTTTATTTCAAAAGTTATTGGAGACCAAAAACAACAAGTTAAAACAGAGGGAAGTACAAAATACTTACAATTAACTGGTTCATTTGCAAACGCTTCAAGATTTGTAAGAGTTAAAAGTGTTAGTACACCTACAATTGATTATTTAGATGAGAATGGGAATGTAAGTGACATACCTGTAAATGGTGGTCATATATCTCAATCATTACCTCAAGTTGGTAGTGGTTCACTAAATGGTGGATTCACTGGTGCTTCAGATGGACATAGTGGATTTAATGCTTTAGGGCATTTTAATGGTGATTCTACTCGGGCTCCTAGAGCAGTATTTTATGAAAACATCGTAGCACAAAATTCACAAGGATTTGACCCAACTGTAGCAGATGATGGTAAAAATGCATATGAAGAAGCTCTTGACTTACTTGCAAACCAAGATGAATTTGATATTAATTTAATCTTAATGCCAGGTATTATAGACTCTTTACATTCTTCTATTACGGCTAAAGCTATTGATGTATGTGAATCAAGAGGTGATTGTTTTGCAATTATTGACCCGGTTCCTTATGCTTCAACATTAACAGCAGCTACTACAAGAGGTGAAGCTAGAGATTCAAACTTCGCAGCTATGTATTGGCCATGGGTTAAAGTACCTGATTCACAAGTTGCTGGAACTCAAAGATGGGTGCCACCATCAGTAGTATTAGGTGGTGTTTACGCATTCAATGATAGAGTTGCACACCCGTGGTTCGCTCCTGCTGGATTGAATCGTGGTGGAATTACAACTGCTATTCAAGCTGAGAGAAAACTAACTCAAGGTAATCGTGATGATTTATATGATAGTAATATTAATCCAATCGCAACATTCCCTGGACAAGGGGTAACGGTGTTTGGACAAAAAACATTACAGAAAAAAGCAAGTGCGTTGGATAGAATCAATGTAAGACGATTATTAATCAGAGTTAAGAAGTTCATAGCTTCTTCTTCAAGATTCCTTGTATTTGAACAAAATACATCGGCAACACGAAGAAGATTCTTAGGAATTGTTAATCCATTCTTAGAACAAGTTCAATCACAAAGTGGATTGAGTGCATTCAGAGTAGTGATGGATGAAACGAATAATACACCTGATACAATTGATAGAAATCAATTAGTCGGACAATTATTCTTACAACCTACAAGAACTGCTGAGTTTATTGTATTAGACTTTACAATACAACCAACTGGTGCTTCTTTTCCAGAGTAATAGTTAATAAATAACTAAAAGAAAAGGGATTTATTTAAATATAAATCCCTTTTTTTTATAAATTTTAATATTTATATATGAAAGTAAAGGTTTAAGTATTTAATAGGAGAAATTAAATGGCCGAATTATTAGAACCACAAGATATTATGTTTACACCCTTTGAGCCAAAGCTCAAAAATAGATTTATTATGCAAATCGATGGTATCAACGCTTATTTGATTAAGTCAATGAATAGACCATCAATTGAATCAGATGAAGTAGTATTAGAGCATATGAACGTAACAAGATACGTTAAAGGTAAGTCAAGATGGCAACCTTTAGAAATTATGTTATATGACCCAGTTGTTCCATCAGCTGCTCAACAAGTGATTGAATGGGTAAGATTACACCACGAATCAGTTACTGGTAGAGATGGATATTCTGATTTCTATAAAAAAGATATTACATTTAACCTTTTAGACCCAGTAGGTGCTGTGGTTGAAGAATGGGAACTAAAAGGTGCGTATATTCAATCAGCTAACTTTGGTGACTTAGCATTTGACTCATCAGACCCTGTTGAAATATCATTAACATTAAGATATGATTACGCAATCCTTAAATTCTAATAAATACTTAAACTAATATATGAGAAAACCCTTGAAATAAAAATCGAGGGTTTTTTTATTTTATATATATTTATATATGGAGATGTTATTATGAAAACAACATTTGACGAAATAATAGAAATAGTTTTAGAACACGAAGGTGGTTATGTGAATGACCCTGATGATGCTGGTGGTGAAACCAAATATGGAATCGCTAAAAGATGGTATCCTGATGTGGACATTAAAAATCTTACCAAAGAACAAGCTAAAAAAATATATCATACAGACTATTGGAGACGAGGTAAGTGTGATGATGTTCCCCCACAATTAAGACATATTTATTTTGATATGTGTGTTAATTTTGGTAGAAGAGGAGCTGTTAAGGTTTTACAACAAGCTGCTAATTCTAAAAACAGAAACAAAATTGAAGTAGATGGTGGTTTAGGACCAGCTACATTGAATGCTATACAAAAAATATCATTAGATAGAGTAAGAGCATACAGAGTTTTAAGATTTGCAAACATAGTTATAGATAAACCAAATCAAGAGAAATTTTGGTTAGGTTGGTTCAGAAGAGCATTGGAGGTATAAAATGTCAGAGAACAAATTCCCAAGTGAAATGATTGATTTACCAAGTGAAGGTAAGTTATATCCAAAAGAACATCCTTGTTCTAATGGAAAAATAGAAATTAAATATATGACGGCTAAAGAAGAGGATATTCTAACATCACAGAATTTAATTAAAAAAGGTGTGGTGATTGATAGATTAATGGATTCTTTAATTTTAACACCTGGTGTTAAATCAGATGATTTAATATTAGGTGACAAAAATGCTGTAATGGTAGCGGCTAGAGTTTTGGCCTATGGTCCAGAATACACTTGTGAGGTAACAACTCCAACAGGTAAAAAAATAAACAAAACTTTTAATTTAGCGGATTGTCCATTTAAAAAAGTACCTAATGAAATTACAGAGAATAAATTTGAAGTTACTTTACCAATATCAAAGAAAAAAGTAACATTTAAGTTATTAACTGGTAAAGAGGAAATTTTAATAAATGAAGAATTAAAAGCTTCAGAAAAAATTAATGCTGAGGTAAAACCTGAATTAACTACAAGGTTAAGACACACCATTATATCAGTTGATGGTGATGATTCACAAGCTACAATAAATAACTTTGTTCAAAATTTACTCGCAAGAGATTCAATGCATTTAAGAAGTGAAATCAGAGAGGTAACACCTGATATTGAATTATCTCAAGAAATAGAAATAGAAGGGGAGTCCGTCAAGGTTGATATACCTATGACGGTTGGGTTTTTTTGGCCTGACGCCTCAAGATAAACCAAAACTTCACGAGCAAATTTTTCAATTAATGTATTATGGTAAGGGATTTATTCATTCCGATGTATATAATATGCCTGTATATTTAAGGAATTTTTATTATAAACAATTATCAGATACTCGTACAAAAGAAAATGAACAAATCAAAAAAGCTAATCAAAGGTCAAAGGTATCAAAACCATCAATCAATCCAAGATTTAAAAGATAATTTTTAACAAATTTGATATTTATATATGAATAGATACATCTAAATAGGAGAATAATGTGTCAAAGAAAAAATCATATATGAATAATGAAAACATCTTAGCTGAAAACTTCTTTAGTAAATTAGCTAGATTATTAGGATTTCCTTCCAAAGCAGAAAAACTACTCAGAAAAGACAAAAAAATAATGTCTGGATTTAAAGATTTAAACAGAGGTGTTCAAGATATAGAAGATGGAATAAATGCATATAGAAAAAAGTTTGGTTTAGGAAAAAAAGTGAAACTTAGTAAATACAAATTAAGTGATTTTATAAAATAGAGAATAAAAATGCCAACTAAAAAACAACTTCAAGAACAATTGAATCAACGAATTGAGGACACTCTAAAACTTCAAGAAAAACAAATTCAACTAGGAAAAGTTTTAGACTCTACTACTGAAAATAGACTTAAACAATTAACGGATATTAAAAATGCTGAAGGTGATGTAAATAAGTTAACCGATATACAAGTTGATTTAACCTCAGAAGTAAATAGATTATTGGAAATAGAGCACGATTCTGTAGCAGATATTTATAAAGTTGAACAAGATATTGTCAAGAATAAAATAAAAGAGATAGGTTATCAAACTCAAGTTAACGACTTAATCGCAGGTGCAATAGCAAATGCTACATTATTAGATTCAACATTTGGTGGGGTGGGTGCTTCAATCAAAGGATTTGTAGCGAATCCATTAACAGCAGCCATAGCATTATTAGGTGTTTTTAATTCACAACAAGAAACAATAGCTGAACAATTTGGTGGTATTGGTGTTACTAAATTCAGAGATGAATTAGCTGGTGCAAATCAAGAATTTATACAATTAGGTTTATCAAGTAAAGACGCACAAACAACTGTTTCAAATATAGCTAATAGTTTTGGTTTAAGTGTGGAAGAGTCAAGTAAATTAGTTAGAAATGTAGGTAGAATAACAGCTTCAACTGGTATGTCAACCGATGAAGCTAGTAAGTTAGTTGGATTATTTACACAAACACAAGGATTAACTGGTGACCAAGCTGAAAATTTATTATTAGGAGCTAGACAACTAGCGATTGCAAACGATGTTGCACCTGATAAAGTTTTATCCGATATAGCAGCTGACACAGAAGTATTTGCAAGATTTTCAAAAGATGGTGGTGAGAATTTATTAAGAGCAGCAGTTCAAGCGAGAAAACTTGGAATAAATTTAGGTGATGTAGCTAAAACGGCAGATAAATTATTAAGTTTCCAAGATTCATTAAATGCTGAAATAGAGGCTTCAATACTTTTAGGTAGAGATGTTAATTTACAAAGAGCTAGGGAATTATCATTAGCAAATGATATAGAGGGATTACAAGAAGAATTAGTAAAACAAGTTGGAACAGAGGCAGAATTTAATAAATTAAATAGAATACAAAGAGACGCATTGGCATCAGCTTTGGGTATGGATGTAGCCAGTATACAAAAATTAGTTTCAAGACAAGGGGAACAATTAACTTTACAAGGTGAAATCAATAGATTAACTGCAGAGAATGAAATACCAGAAGAAACCATTACAGGAACAGCACAATTATTAGCAGATTTTAAAATGATTGGAATGCAATTAGCAGAACAAGTAGGCCCAACATTAAATACAATAGTTAGAGGAGTTGCGAACTTCACTGGATTCTTAGCTGAGTCAAAATTATTAATACCTGCTTTAGTCTTAGGACTTGGTGCTATGGCTGGTAGGTCTTTAACCATTGCAGGTGCACAGATAGCAGCAGCTTACGCATTAAATCCAATCGGTGCTACTATAGGTACTGCACTTGCTGGAGTAGCTATCGCTGGATTGTATTCTAGTATACCTTCAGCACAAGAAGGTGGTATCACAACACAAGAGGGATTAGTTAATGTTCATCCACAAGAAGCGATTATGCCAATTGAAAAGATGGGTGAATTTATTTCAGATGCGATTAAACCACTTGTTGAAGAAACCATTAGAGCTTCTAAATCAAATGAAAGAGCATTAGCAGAAGTGGGTAGTAAAGTGGATAGTCAAGCTACAAGATTTGCAGATGCAGTTGAGGGAATGGCATAATGGGTTTAGAGAATTTAAAAAGTGTATTTGAAGATGATTTGACTGATAGTATTGATGATTTTTCATCAAATATAATCATTAGTAGAAATGGGACACAATTGTTTGATTCACCACCTCAACCAACAAGATTCATTGCAACAAATCCAACAGATTTCTCAACAGCTGTTGGAAATAATCAATTACCATTCACACCTTTGAATTTACCATTTGACCCACAAGGTATAACTGGTGGTAAATCTTTTCTTGATGGTTTAAGTTGGGACAAACTTTATAATTCAGACCACACACCACTTGATGAACCAGGACACAAAGGAATAGTTCCAATATCTTACCCTAATGTTAACAGAGATAAATTAGATATTAGAAGTAGTAATAAAGATGCGAATTTATTTAGTTTTAGTAGAAGTCCATTTTTAGGATTAGGTGCTGGTGAACCTTATATCGTAAGTAAAATTGGTAGTGTGATTCAAAACGCGGGTAGTCGAGAAGTTCCAATAATCAGAGGCATAACTGATGCGATTAGATTAGGTAAATTTACATCATCACCTGCAGGTCTTCAATTCGTTGCTAGACAAAATTTATTAGGTTTAATTTCAAAAAGTGAATATCCATTGACTGATGATTCTGGTAATAATTATGCTATCGGAAAATCTCCACAAAGGCATGCTCCATTTTACAATCCTTTATCAAGTATAGGTGCAGCTGCAGCAAGATTAACTGGAACAACACCTAATTTTAAAATAAGAAAAGATACGTTGTTTCCAAATCTATTGGGTGATTTTGAATCTCAATATCCTGATAATTTAGGTTCACTTCCAAATATAAATTTATCATTTTTTAATAGACAAGAGGCGATTGTTGATGTTGGAACTAATTTTCCAATAGCTGGTGGGCTTAAGACTAGAAATCCAATAGTAAAATCAGGTGATAAAATGACTTTAGCGGATATGATTCAAGGAGTTGAATTAGACCCTCAAGGTTCATTTACAGTACCATTGGATGAAAATGGAGTGGTAAGTGACATCCCAGTATCAACTAATGTTGAATCCATAGAAAATGGAATGCCATTTTACTTCAAAGATTTAAGAGACAATACTTATATATTTTTCAGAGCATACATTGAAGGATTAACAGAAAACATTTCACCATCTTATGCTCCACATAATTACATTGGAAGAAGTGAACCTGTTTGGACTTATGAAAGAGCTGAAAGAGAAATTTCAATGACATTAAAATTAGTCGCACAAACACCTGATGAATTGGAAATGATTTATAAAAAAATGGATAGATTAACTTCATTGTGTTATCCTGAATACATAAATGAGGGTGAAGATGGATATGGTAATAGAATGAAACCACCATTAACAAAATTAAGAATGGGTGAATTGTTTGGAAAACAAAATAAAGAACAATTAGGATATATAAAATCTATATCTTACGCAGTTGACAATTCATCAACGTATGAAACAGCAGTTGGTAAAAGAGTTCCAAGACACGTTAATGCAACGATTGGATACCAAGTGATTCACGACAGAGCTCCAAGATTAGGTACAACATTTTATGGGATAAATCAAAATGGCTAGATACGAAAATACAAAAAAACCAATAAAAAATAAAAAATCATATTATGCTACTACTGTTTATAAAAAAGTAGAAGAAAAAAATAGTGATAGTTATTTCATTGCACAAGAAGGTGATAGATGTGATAATTTAGCCGTAAGGTTTTATGGTGATTCATCATTATGGTGGTTCATAGCACGAACTAATAATCTAACCACAAACAACATACCAGCAGGAACATCACTTAGAATACCAGCCACTACACAAGACGCTCAAGGGTTTTAAAAATGATAAATGAAAGAATATTTGGTTCACCAATATCAGGCCAAGTTAGAAAAAAACTTGAAGATAGACAAAGAGTTGCAGGTGAAGTAGCGTTTGGTGATTCCATTGAGGCTGTTTATCCTGATAAAGATGGAAACAATCAAGCTGATTTATCATCAAGAACACCATTTGTTAGAATGTGGACGAGTGTTAAATTAATTGAACCTGCTGGAGTAGCCCAAATGTTAGAAAAAATTGAACTTGGTCCAGCTTATAGTGGAATGAATGAAGACACTAGATTGAAAGTTGCTCAACGTAAAGGAATAGAGAGAGTAAGACAATTAAGAGAAAATCACATACAAGTTGGAATCACTCGACTACGAGATGAAAATGGACAAGATAATTATTACATTGTAGGAGCTAGAGCAGCTGTTGATTACGCATCAAAACTATATATCGTTGGTGACTACAATTATCAAACAGGTTATGGTTCAGTTGAACCAAATGAAAGCAATCAAGCAGATGAAATTAATCAAGGTGGTCCAGATTCAGGTGATTTCTTTCCAGTAGAATTACAAAACAATCCATTGTTAAAACCACAGGCTGGTATCACATCCGTAACATCAGAAACAGAAGGCACGTTAGGTGTAATAAAAAGAACTGTTGTTAACTTTACAGTTCATAATTTTGAAGACTTTGATAAAATTTATAATAGATATTTTTTAAAACCAGGTGCTACTGTTTTTGTAGATTTTGGTCACAGTAGTGTTAAAAATTTATACAATCCACAAAAATTAATCGATGCACCTGATATTAAAAAATTTTTATATGAATCAAATGTTATACCTGGATATGAAGATGTGGATGGAAATCAAGTTGAAGAATCCATTGAAAACATCGGTGAGGTTGCTAAATATCAAGGTGATTTAGAAGTATTACAAGGTATTGTGGTTGATTACAGTGCAAAAGTTACAACCAATGGTAGTGTGGAGTGTTCCGTTACATTAATATCTGCCAACAGTGCACTTTTGGACTTTGGATTAGATGATGTGATGAAACGACACATTGATGATGTATTGAATCGTTCAACTTTATTTTTAGGTCTTGAAGCCACTCTTCAAGATGTTGCAGAAGGAACACCAATAAGTGATGATGCATTAGATACAGTAGCTTTAAGACAAAATACACCTAATCAAGAATCATCAGCCACTGATATACAAAATTACCAAGATAGTGTAGAATACGAAGCTTACAAAGCATTAGGTTCACAAAATTTAACTCCAAGTAATAACTCCATTAGAACTGGTGTTTTTGTTAATAGTCCAGAGGCTGATGATATTTATGTTTGTTGGGGATTCATTGAGGATATTGTTATTAATGCTAATTTTGGTTTTGGAAATGATGGTGATGATATTAATCAAGGTAATAATCTACAAGTTAGAATGGATTCATCAAATCAATTTACAACTTGGGATAAAGTATTCGTAGAAAGACAACGAACATTAGCTGTAGTTCCTGAAGAACCACCTGTGTTTTTATATCCTGAATGGTGGGGTGATGGAGACCCCGGTGATGATACTTCATTTGGTGATGGTTCTTATAATTATGTTAATGAAAAATATCCTAAAATTCATTATGATGGGAGTGATTTTCACGACCCCATAGATATATCAAAACAAAGAATACCAATTCGTGAAGTTTTTATTAATGTAGAAATAGTTACCAAAGCTTTCCAAAGAAATAAAAACGTAAGAAGTGCATTAAATGATATGTTATCAGATATAAACAATGACAGTGATGGTGTGTTTGATTGGAAAATTACACTTGGAGAAACAGATTCTGAGTTATTAATTGTTGACAATAATCGTCCAGATATTAATCAAAGAATATTAGACTCGGGTGTGGTAGAAACACAAGAGGACATTGAAGTGGCAGAAAGAGAACAATTTCAAAATATGTTTGTATTTAACATAATGTCACCAAACTCAATTATAAAAGATTATAATTTAGAATTTAAACTACCACAAGGAAACATTGGAAACATGTATGCAATACAAGGTATGAGTCATCAGAATAAAGTATTCCCAACATCAGACATGGTTGATAACGCCATCGCTATTAACTCTCTCGATGATGATTCACTTTCAATTATTTACCAACCAGATAATGGTGGTTATAGAAATATGCAAATTGATTCAAAAAATAACAAAGAATCACAATTTTTTGATGTTTATGGCGGTGCTAAATATTTACTTGACAATAACATTTATAAAACATCTGCTATAAGAAATACGGAAGATATATTGGATACCTCCGCTGTTTCTCGAAACATAGAATCAAAAAGAGAAGAAGAAAAAAATAAAACTAAAGCGGAAACACAAAAAGAAAAACAAGAAAAACAAATAGAAAAAAATGTTGAAATTTTAGAACTAATGGGTATGAAAGTAGTAACTAATTTTAAACAGTATTATAGATTAAGAGAAATACAAGAAATTAGTTTAAAAACAAGACCTAATTTACTTCCATACACTTTATCATTAAGCACTTATGGAATTGGTTCAGTTCAACCAGGTGATACTTTTAGAGTAGATTATTTACCAAAACAACATTTTAAAAATACATTTTTACAAACAATGAAAGTAACTCATAATATAAATTCAGATGGTTGGTATACTTCATTGGATACACAATACAGAATATTAAGTGATAAAAAACAAAAAAATTATTTACACGTTGATAGAGAAACTGTATTTTTATCACCAAAGGTTCTTAATAATTTAGGTATTAAAAATAAATGGGAATTGTTGGGTGTCTCTAAAGACAACGCACAATTTCAACTTAGTTCCTTTCTTCCATATATGACAGGAATAAAAGTGAAAGATATGGGAGTTGGTTTTGAACATATTAATTTAGTTCTTTCATTTACTTCCACAGCGACTATGAAATATATATTTGATTCAGAACCAGAGAATGCAAAATTTGACAATGCACAATATTATGTTCAAGACCCTAGTTTCCAAAAAATTATAGGCACTGAATATGAAAATGAAGTATACAAATGGACAGCTAAAACTTCTAGGGGTGGAGGTTATGAAAGAAATCCTGGAACTAGCACATTGAATAATGCATTTCATAATCCACCAGCTATTCAAATTGAAGATGAAAAAGAATATTTTTTTGTAATTAGAGGGGAAACTTTTTTCATAACAGATGATATAAACATACTACCTTATTTTGATTTTCCAATACCATTACAGGACCCCCAAAAGATATTTTAAAAAAAAAGCTTGTTTTTTTAAATAAAATGTTATATATTGTAATACGATGTATTGTATTATTCCAATATTTAAAGAACCATTCTTACATCCATTACATAAAGATAATGTATTATCCGCTCTATGGTGTAAAGAAATATCTAAAAAAGAACCATTCTTTTTAATCCAACACCATCCTGATTCAGATAAAATGATGGAAGATTACAAGTGGTTAAATGATTATATGATTTTAACTCGTGATAAAAAACTATTGAATCATTTTTATAAATTCAATAATGTTGTGGATATGAATTTCTTACATTGGATAAATACAGGTAAACCATTTGAGAACAATATTCGTAATAATGCAATAGATTTCTTGAGTAACAAATACTACAATGTAAAAAAACTTAACGAAATCATACCATTATCTAAACATAATGAGTATTGTAACGATGTTTTTAATGAAATCAATATACCTTATGAAGCTGGACATACTGATGATTATTATATGAATGATTTCACAGAAGCGTTTTGGAGTATTGAAAAAAATGGTGTAAAGGTATCAAATGACATATGTGACATATTTGATGAACGAGTAAGAAAACATATATCGAATGAAAAATTATATTCAAATTACAATCTATGGACAACAACAGGTCGTCCAAGTAATTCATTTGGTACGGTTAACTTTGCAGCTCTACCACCTGAAAAGAGAAAAGCTATAGTGGCTGAAAATGATTATTTAGTTGAAATGGATTATGATGCATACCATTTAAGAATAATTTCACAATTGGTTAAATATGATTTTGGTAAAGAATCAGTTCACGAACACTTGGCTAAACATTATGAATGTTCATATGAGGAATCAAAACAAAAAAGTTTCCAATTATTATATGGTGGAATTGACAAACAAACAAGAGAAAAAGTTCCATTTTTTGATAAAACATATAATTATATAAATGACAAATGGAATGAAATAAATCAAAATAAATACATTTTAACTGATATTTATAGACGGAGAATAATATTAGAAAATTATGATGATTTGAATAAAAATAAATTATTTAATTATTTAATTCAAGCATTAGAAACAGAATTGAATGTTAGAAAGATTTTATTAATTCAAGAATATTTATTAAACAAAAAGACTAAATTGGTTTTATACGGATACGATAGTTTCCTATTCGATTTTTCAAAACAAGATGGAGTTGAAACTTTGAAAGAAATCAAAAGAATATTAGAAGTTAAAACCGATGTACCAGGTGATACAGAATCCTATTTTTACACCAAATCAAAAATGGGTTTAAACTATGGTGAAATGCAAGACATTACGGAAAGGTTATAAATGACACATATTTCAGAAATCATTGAAGATATATTAGTAGAATGGGCATATCGTGTTCACGATGGAATGCCTAATCCAAAAAATGTAAACCACATTCAACAACTTCGTGAATCAATGGAAGATTTGAATTTACCAAATAACGTGATTTATCAAGTTATTAATAATTTAATAAATGAACAAACTGAAAAATTAAGTAAACAAGGTGTTTTAGATGTTTTGAAAAAACACAAAGATTTAGAACAACAAGGAACTGTTAAAACAAAAATATATGGTGATTTAGAACCAAAAGATTTTGTTAAAGCTTTAAAAAGTCAATTTAAAGGTGTGACTGATATAAAAGAATTTTCACCCGGTGAAGGTAATAATACCAGTGGTAGAGATACATTATTTCAATGGAAACACGATGGACACGATTATGAAATTCACTTAGCTAAACTAACAGTAACTGGTGGTAGAGGTGCAAATCAAACAAGAGACCAAGAGTTATCGTGGTTGTTAGTGTTAAGTGGAATGCAGTATGGTTTAGACCCATCTGATAAAGAGGCTTTTATTTCAGGTATTATATCTAACTCACAAATATATGGAAAAGTTGATGGTGTGAATGAAAAAGATGCTCTTGGGTTAGCAGCTTATATAGAAAACAATGATGATTGGTATCAATCACATGTTTCACAATGTGAAAAATTTATATCAATAGTGGGTGCTAATAATCAACCAAAAAAATATGTCAAAGATGGTTCTTCTTTAAGTGTAAATCAACAAGCTAAAAAACTTTATGAACAAGAATATGGTAGAAAATTAGATTTAGATAAATGGAATCCAGCAGATGTTTGGTTAGAATATCAATCAGTACCAACATTTAAAACACTAGCTGAATTAAATAATTATTTAATTGATTCACTTCACAAAGGTACTGGATTCATTGGAGTATCATTGAAAAAAGGAAAAGGCTCTGTTGGTTTGGTTAATGACTATAAAAGAAAAGAATACATACTAAAAAAATTAGGTGTTAAATATGGTGGATTGTTTTCACAAGGAGTTACTTTTGATTACAGTGGAACTAATTTAGATGGTTTAGGATTAAACTTTAGAATATTCCAAGCTAAAGCCACAGAGACAATTAGAGGTGAGGGAATTGCAAAAGGTGCTCAGGCTGTTCAAGGTAAAGTAGCTATGGCGGTTATTGATGATTTTAAATCTGGTACTTTAAGTAAAATTAAAGCAGTTCAAGGTGTTAGTGTTGACTACGATAAAAAAACTAAAACTTTTAAATGGAATAAAAAAGGATTAAGTAGATTTAATAAAGTTAAAACAGCATACGGAAAAATTAAACAAGCTACTTATGCTAAAACACATGGAGATTGGAACGCTGCATTCAAAAGTTCTGATGACTTTATGAGGATATTAAATGATTATGCTAAAAAGAAAAACATCAAAGAAAATTCTATGAAAGCTAATATAAATGCTAGATTTCAAACAGTAATTTTAGGTTCTATTATATCTAACTTGAGTGCAAAAGATAAACAAGAAGTGATGGTGGGTTTACTAAAATATGGTAAATCAGAATCAGATTGGTCATCAGCACATTATAAGGCACAATAATGAAATCACAATTACTAGCGACATTCACAACAAAAGATAGTCTTGATGATACGATTAAGAAAATCACAGATGCATATACAATTATATTCAATAAAGTATATGTATTACAAAATGAAAACAATGTAAATGAATTAATCTGTACTTATAATGTGGATACACAAGATGGAATTGATTACAATAAAGTAGAGGGAACGATTTCCTTACATAGAAAAAAACATTCCAATACATTGTACACCATCAATGCATTGAATGAATGTATCAAAAATTTAAACAATGGTGTTATGGATGCAAAATTTATGGTGCCGTGGGAAAACTTTAAGAATATGTTAATGGTAACAAATTCGGAAGGATTGAATAAAATCAATACAAGAATATTTAAAATAGAAAAAGTTTAAAGTAAGGAAATAGGTTATGAAAGAAGAAAAATCCAATTTATATTATTTTTTCTCGGTTGGTTGTGTTTATTGTAATAAAGTAGAACCAATTGTAGATAAATTAAATTCCAATGGTTATGATATTGTCAAATTAGACACTACACACAAAGCCAATGAATTATTTAAAAAAGAAATAGAAGAAAAATTTAAAATAAAATGTGGCACACCACTTTTAGTTAATTCAGAAACAGGAAATAATATTTGTGGTTTAAGAGATGAAGAGACAATTAAAAAGTGGGCAGATGGTGAAAAAATTTCAGAACCACCAAAACCAAAATCACCACCACCACAATTACCTCAAAATTGGGATGATGAAAAACTTGTAGAAGAATGGAAACAAACATATACAAAGTGGAAAGATGAAAATAATCATATACCAAATCTTCAATCTGTTGAGGATGTAATGACTAGATTAAAACAACAATGGGAAGCTAGAAAAAACCAACAAAATTCATTGATTGGTAGATTAAACACCTTAGAGCAAAAAATGGATAAGTTGATGAATCATCTTGGGGTAAAATGAGTTTTAAATTTAAACCAAAACCAACAATAGATAGAGAGGCTACGGAACAAGAGTTAAAAAATATCAAAAAATCAGAGGAAATGTTAAAGAAAGAAAAGAAACTTCCACCAACATCTCAAATGGTTCGAGACTTGGCTGTAACTCACTGGAGAAGTTTAAAAGCCTTTATGAGGGGAAAACATGTAATTGTTCCCCAAGAGGTGGCAGAACAAAGATGGGAAATCTGTAAACAATGCCCTCATTTATTATATGATGAAGTCAATCCTGAAACGGATAAAAAAGATGGACGATGTACAGAGTGTGGTTGTTTTATGAATGTAAAGACACATTACGCCACAGCAGAGTGTCCAATAAAAAAATGGAAAAAATTTGAAAAAAATGAAAAAAAAGCTTGACTTATATTGCTTTTTTGATATATATTGTAGAGATAGAATTAAATAGGTTTTATGGTTAAATTAACCATAACTAATAAACGATAAACGATAAAACACATAGGAGAAACAAAATGGATATAAACGCTATAAAATCCAAACTCGCAACATTACAATCAACTTCAAACACCAAAGATAACTTTTGGAAGCCTGAACCAGGTCAACAAGTTGTTCGTATTGTCCCTTACAAACATAATAAAGATAACCCATTCATTGAGTTATTCTTTCATTATAACTTAGGTAATAATAAAACTTACCTTTCACCTCTTTCATTTGGAAGACCAGACCCAGTAGCTGAATTTGCTGACAAACTAAAATCAACAGGTAATAAAGACGAATGGATTCAAGGTAAAAGACTTGAACCTAAAATGAGAACTTTTGCACCAGTTGTAGTTCGTGGTAAAGAATCTGAAGGTGTTAAATTTTGGGGATTCGGTAAAACTGTATATCAAGAATTACTTAGTGTAATTGCTGACCCTGATTATGGTGACATCACAGATGCTACTAATGGTAGAGATATTGGTATCGATAGACAAACACCTGCTGAAGCTGGTAACCAATATGGTAAAACTACTGTAAGAGTTAAACCTAATCAAACTGCTATCACAGAAGATGCTGACATGTTAAAAGGTATCTTTGAAAATCAGTCTGATTTAACAGAACTTTATAATGAACCAACTTATGATGAGTTGAAAGAAGTTTTACAAAACTTTCTAAACCCATCTGATGATTCTGAAGAAAGTGCTCCAACAAACACTACTGAGAAAGTTGCTGAACAAACAGCTACTAAATCTACAGCAGATGTTTCAGACGCATTTGATAACTTATTTAATAATTAATCAATTCATTAGGAGAACGATATGTCAGAAAAAGACGAATTGGCTGGGATAATTGCCGATGAACTGAATAAACAATTCAAACATCAACAAGTTGCATACTTCTTAGAAGAAGATAGTAATCCAACTGATGTGACGGATTTCATTTCAACAGGTTCAACAATGTTAGATTTAGCTATTTCCAATAGACCTAATGGAGGTATTGGTGTAGGTAAAATAACAGAATTGAATGGTTTGGAAGGTAGTGGTAAGTCTTTGATAGGTTCTCATTTATTGGCTTCAACACAAAGAAAAGATGGTATAGCAGTTTACATAGATACCGAATCAGCAGTATCTCAAGAATTTTTGAGAGCTATTGGTGTGGATACTAAGAAAATGTTATATGTTCACTTGGAAACTGTTGAAGAAATATTTGATACTATTGAAACGATTGTTACTAAAATCAGAGAATCAAATAAGGACAAGTTAGTAACTATTTTAGTTGACTCATTAGCAGCTGCTTCTACGAAAGTAGAAATGGACGCTGACTTTGATAAAGATGGTTGGGCTACGGCCAAAGCAATCATCATATCAAAAGCTATGAGAAAAATAACTCAAATGATTGCTAGACAAAAAGTCGCACTTGTTTTCACTAATCAGTTAAGACAAAAGTTAGGTGTAATGTTTGGAGACCCCTGGACTACATCAGGTGGTAAAGCTCTACCGTTTCATTCATCGACTCGTGTTAGGTTCAAAAACGCTGGACAAATCAAAGATGGTAGTAAGAACACCATCGGTATTAAAATCAAAGGACAGGTGATTAAGAATCGTCTTGGTCCACCAATGAGAACTGCAGAGTTTCCATTGTATTTTGATAAAGGTATCGCTGATTTTGATAGTTGGTTAACTGTAATGAAAGAACACAAAATCTGTAAAGTTGGTGGTTCTTGGTATACATTACCACAGATTGATACTGAAACTGGTGAATTAATTAAAGAACACAAATTTCAATCAAAAGATTTCGAAGAATTAATGAATACTAATGATGAACTCAGAGAGTATTGTTATTCAAGAATCTGTGAAGCTTGTATTCTAAAATATGATTCACAAGAACTTGGTATTGATGATGTGGAAGAAACCGATGAGGTAGTGGATGAACTCTAAAAAAGATTTAAATGAAAAATATTTATCTTTTTTAGACCAAACAAAAGATGATACACACAAAGCTGTAAATCATCTTAACGACAGAGTATTGATTGTGGATGGCCTGAATACATTTATCAGGTCATTCGCAGTTAATCCTGCGTTAAATGAAGATGGATTACATATTGGTGGTATGGTTGGTTTTATGAAATCAGTTAGATATAGTTGTGATATATTGAAACCATCAAGATGTATCATTGTATTTGACGGAAAAGGTGGAAGTAAAAGAAGAAGAAAGATTTTTCCAGAGTATAAAGGAACTCGTAAAGTTAAACGTAGATTGAATCGTAATGTGGATTGGGGAACAGCTCCAGCCGATGAACAACAATCTATGAGACAACAAATGGGTAGATTGATTGAATACTTGGAACAATTACCATTAACACTTGTGTCAGTTGATGGAATTGAAGCAGACGACACAATGGCTTACATCTCACAACAATTACTACCAGAAAGTGATTGTATATTGATGTCAACAGATAAAGACTTCTTACAATTAGTAGATGATAGAGTGAAAGTATGGAGTCCTACGAAAAAGAAGTTATATAATAAACAAGCAGTATTGGAAGAGTTTGGAATACCATCAAGAAATATGTTAACATATAGAATCTTGGATGGGGATAAATCAGATAATATCAACGGAGTACTAGGAGCTGGTTTGAAATCCTTAATAAAATATATTCCACAATTAACAGAAGATGAAGATTTCACAGCTATGGATTTATTAAATTTTGTAGAAAATACAGATTCTAAAATAAAACTCTTGGAAAATATAAAAAAAAGTAGTAATATTATTAAACGAAATTATTTACTAATGCAATTAAATAAAGTGGATATACCGAATCATACAAAAATGAAGATACAAGGAGCGGTGAATGGTAAAGTTCCACAATTGGTTAAGTATAGATTTCAAACAATGTTTATAAAGGATAAGTTACAATCTAATATAAAAAACTTTGATAGTTGGATTATGGAGTTTACAAGATTAGATAGATTTAGAGGATTGAATGGATAAATTAACAGATTTCGGACATACATTTCAGATAAAATCCATTTCTGCATTAATGAAGAATCAAACCTTTTTAGAACAAATACACGATATATTGGATGAAAAACATTTTGATAGTGACGCTCTAAAATGGGTTGTAAAAGAATGTAAGAAATATTATGATGAATATAGAAAGTGTATTACACTTGATGTATTTAAAGTCAAAACACAAGAGGTTGAAAATGATGTATTGAAATTATCAATCATTGAAAATCTAAAAGAGGTGTTTAGACATTTGGAATCACCTGATTTAGATTTCATTGAAGACAAAGCATTAGACTTTTTCAAAAATCAAACATTGAAAAGTGCAATTGTTCAATCGGTTGAAATTATGGAATCCAAAGGTGACTTTGAACAAATTAAAAGATTAGTAGATGATGCTTTAAATGCAGGAACAGAAAGAAACATTGGACACGAATACATTCAACACATTGAAGATAGATACTCAGAAACTGCTCGTTCAACAGTTGAAACTGGTTGGGAAGTGATTGATGACTTGACTCAAGGTGGATTGGGTGGTGGTGAACTTGGTGTGATTGTTGCACCTGCTGGTGTTGGTAAGACTTGGGTGTTAGCGGCTATTGGTGCAAATGCGATGAAGAGAGGAAAACACATAGTTCATTACTCACTTGAGTTAAATGAATCTTATGTGGGACTAAGATATGATTCAATCTTTACAGGTATTGCAAATCAAAATCTAAAATATCACAAAGAAGATGTTCAATCAGAAATGGATAAATTAAAAGGTGATTTGGTTATTAAATATTATCCAACCAAGTCTGCTAGTGTGAATACCTTATCAGCTCACTTGAAAAGAATCACAACATTAGGAACTCAAGTAGATATGGTGGTTGTGGATTATGCTGATATATTGAAAGATACAGGTAATTCAAGAGAAGTCAGACATGCACTTGGTAATATTTATGAAGATTTAAGAGGACTTGCAGGTGAGTTTCAAATACCTGTTTGGACGGCTTCACAAGCTAATCGTTCAGCATTAGATGAAGATGTGATTGAGGCACAGAAAGTATCTGAATCATATCAAAAGATTATGACAGCAGATTTTGTGATGTCATTAAGTAGAAAAGTGGAAGATAAGATTGGTAACACGGGTAGATTCCATGTAATTAAAAACAGATTTGGTCCTGATGGTATGACATTTCCAGCAAAGGTAAATACCAACACTGGTAAAATGGAAATCTATGAGGGTAATTCTGTTGGTGGTAAAGAACAACAAACTAAAATAGATAACAGAGATAACTTAATGAAAAAAATGTTATCAAATAGATATGAGGATTTAATGAATGAGTAAACAAAAAACAGACTTACAAGTATTTCAAGAATGGGTTCAAGAGTTAAGTGATTTTGTTTTTGGAAAAGAAGAAAAACCAAAACCAAAGAAAAGAAAAAGAGCTAGAAAAGCAGATGGTACATTCAGAGGTGATGATAAATCTACACCTAATGTAAATGAAGCTTGGGAGAATGAATAATGGCAAAAGTTAAAAAATCAGTTGGGTTCAGAACTAAGAAAAAAGAAGAAAAAGAAGAACATTTTGAAGAGTGGAATATATACCCAACGCATGTAATTATGGAAGATGATTATTGGGAAATGTAAGAAAAAGTTAAGAAGAAATTATTATATTGATATTTATAAATACCTAACCAAAAGGTTTTAAAATATCACAAAACATTGAGGAGAAAAGAATGGATATTTCAACGAAAATATTGTCGGACATTACTGTCTATATGAAATACGCAAGGTATTTACCTGAGAAAAAAAGAAGAGAAACGTGGAAAGAATTGGTGGAAAGAAATAAACAAATGCACATCAAGAAATATCCAGAATTAAAATCACAAATAGATAAAGCTTATAAAATGGTGTTGGATAAAAAAGTATTACCATCAATGAGGAGTATGCAGTTTGCTGGTAAACCAATTGAAATATCACCAAACAGAGTTTATAATTGTGCATTTCTACCAATTGATAATTGGCAATCATTCTCGGAAGTTATGTTTTTATTATTGGGTGGAACAGGTGTTGGTTATTCAGTTCAAAGACATCACGTTGAACAATTACCTGAAATACATTTACCAAATTTTAAAAGAAGAAGAAGATATTTAATTAGTGATTCCATTGAAGGTTGGGCTGATTCAGTTAAAGTATTGATTAAATCTTATTTTTATGGTGGTTCACACATTACATTTGACTTTTCAGATATTCGTCCAAAGGGTGCGGAGTTAGTAACAAGTGGTGGTAAAGCGCCAGGTCCTCAACCATTAAAAGAGTGTTTGGTTAAGATTGATGGTATATTGAGAACAAAAGACAATGGTGATAAATTAACCACATTAGAAGTTCACGATATTGTATGTCACATAGCAGACGCTGTGTTGGCTGGTGGTATTAGAAGAGCAGCTTTGATTTCATTATTCTCAGCAGATGATGACTCAATGATTTCTTGTAAGTATGGAAATTGGTGGGAAACAAATCCACAAAGAGGTAGAGCAAACAATTCAGCTGCTTTGGTTCGTTCTAAAATTACAGAAGAGTTTTTCTTTGAATTATGGGAAAAAATTAAAGCGAGTGGTAGTGGAGAGCCAGGTATTTATCTAACCAATGATAAAGATTGGGGAACTAATCCTTGTTGTGAAATCGCACTACGTCCATATCAATTCTGTAATTTAACAGAAGTGAATGTCTCAAATGTTGAATCACAAGAAGACTTAAATGAAAGAGTAAAGGCTGGTGCATTCATTGGAACACTACAAGCTGGTTATACAGACTTTCATTATTTAAGACCTGTATGGGAAAGAACAACACAAAAGGATGCCCTAATTGGAGTATCAATGACTGGAATCGCTTCTAATAAATTAGATGACTTGGATGTAACAGAAGCTGCTAACGTAGTAAAAGAAGAAAACAAAAGAGTGGCAGAATTAATTGGTGTCAAACCAGCTGCAAGATGTACAACGGTAAAACCTGCTGGAACAACATCATTAACATTAGGAACATCAAGTGGTATCCACGCTTGGCACAATGATTACTATATTAGAAGAATTAGAGTTGGTAAGAATGAGGCTATTTATGGATATTTATTAAGAAACCATCCTGATTTAGTTGAAGATGAATACTTTAGACCACACGACACGGCTGTCATATCAGTTCCACAGAAAGCACCTGAGGGAGCGACAATGAGAACTGAATCAGCATTTCAATTATTGGAAAGAGTAAAATTCATTAGTGAGAATTATGTCAAGAAAGGACATCGTAGTGGAATGAATACACA